TAAAGAATCCCTGCAAATGTCGTGTTCCACTATCTGCAACCTCTCTCCCGTATATAAGATAACGGAGACCGTGACGTTGAAGGCTGTCACCATATTCGGCAAATCGGGCCTCATCTTCAGCAGTGTAGTTATTCAAGGTAAAGCACCAACGGGTAGACTGAGTCATGAGTAGTTTTCTCAACCGGAGAATTTATGAGCTGAGATGCACAAACAACAAAGGTAATACTGGACTTTGTTGTTGTGCTAGTTTTTTACTATAAGGTGTAGGCCCAAAATGTACGGGTCTCCGCTTCTTCTACGGCCGTTCCGGCTCCGTCCCGTTCGTACTACGCCGGATGCGGCGTTACGTACTTGTTCACAGGTACTCCTTGGTATCCCTTCGGCCGTTCCTACGGCGCTTCCGCGCCTGCGCTTACAACGGCCTCGGTATACCGGCGTCGTACCTGTTCACAAGTACTAGACGCCTTTCCGGCTACGTACTCCGGTACTTCCGCCTACTCGGCCTTCGAAGTGCGCTACGACCCTCCCATTTTGGCAGGGTCAGGAACGGGGAACGCCTACGGCGCGCCGAAGAGCTCATAAATTTGAAATATGGTTTTTCGTAAGAGAGCACGTGCGCGCCGCCCTTTAAGGCGACGCAAAACACGGCGCGGGTCTTCAAAAGTGCCCAAAGCTACTAAAGCTTTCGTAAAAAAAGCTATTAGTACCAAAATGGAATCAAAAATGGTACAGCTTAGTGCACAACATAGTAGCATCGAAGAAGGTTTACCTGTATACAAAAAGTACCCTATGTACGCACAATCTGCAGTAGGGGTTACTGACAGAGGACGTATAGGCAATACTATTTTCGCTACAAAAATAGTAGTGAAGTACAAAATTAGTGTTGAATGGGACGACATTGATCCTGAAAACCCTGATATTCTCGTGCCAGAACAGGGGTTAGTTCCAATTTGGTTTAATTTTTTCTTAGTTCGAAAAAAGACAAACTCCATCAACATCGAGGACCAATGGTTTAAACCGAAAGACCGTGGACAAGAATTTCAAGCTGAACCACTTGACTTCTCCAACGTCCAAAATGGACTTAACGTTTTAAACACAGATATGTATACCGTTCTTGCGATGAAGAAAGTGCGAATGCACATAGACCGTCAAAGCAGGACAGATAGAAAAACATCTGCTTTCGTTTACCGATTCAAAAAACCTTTGAAGATACATCTTCAAGAAAACAGCACTAACGTTACCGACACTGCATTAATTTCGCCTTTAATCGAACTAGTCATGTACCCATACTGGGGCGGTGATAGTCAATGGGGGCAAAATTGGTTAAATCAATATTCAATTCAAATGTACTATAAAGATTAAAGATTATTTATTACATAACGATCGGCGGTCATTTTTGACATATCGACATCCTCATTACAAAAAACAACCACATGCGAAATAAACTTTAATATCTTAGTAGACGATGAATATTTCGGACTAAAAACTACTCTATCTTTCAACTGCTCTAAGATGGTGTATTGGAGATACTCGATACCTCCTCTTGGAAGATTAAACAAAAAAATTCTTTTAGAAACATCGATTGCGTGTGCTAAATCGTCCCTCTTTCCCCCACTTAGAACTTGTACTGTGTCTGGATATTTACTTAACATCCATCGACAAAAAAACGACTTGCCCTTACCTCCTTCTTTATCAATATAGAAATCCACCGTTCGGTCGTCCGCTTCCCGAATTAATTTCTCGTGCAACCAATTTTGCCACTCGTTCAATGGATTTTCCTCCAACACTGGAGGCTCCAACAAATGATCGGTAAGACGAAGCAACCGATCACCATACCGCAAAAACAAATTAGGAAACTTAACAGCGACGTCCCTTTCGTTGACATTTCCAGTTTCCTTTACCCAATTACAGAAGTCGGTGACACTGGGCGCAGCGCGAGACCTGTTAGGGATCGAACCGAACTCGCTAAAATCACCGTCCTTTCGACAGTAATCTGCTGCGAGATCACTCGTGGCTCGAGCGCATTCATAATGTCCTCGTTGTCCAAATAGCTGTCGCACACTTCCAAGACGTAACCTTGAATCAGCGATAAAGAATCCCTGCAAATGTCGTGTTCCACTATCTGCAACCTCTCTCCCGTATATAAGATAACGGAGACCGTGACGTTGAAGGCTGTCACCATATTCGGCAAATCGGGCCTCATCTTCAGC